ATCTCGCAACTTCTCTCCCAATCTTCGAGAAGACACGGATGAACTCCGGGTGGTCCCCGGTGCCGGTGAGTTCCAAAGCATTAAACAGCTCTGGAGTCCCAACAGCTTTAAGAGCTTGGCGGGCGAACGCCACGCTCTCATCGTATTTGGCCCCACCGATTTCCCGGTCATTCTGAGCCTGCTCACTCCATTGAACGCGCATATTGGCGACAGCGTCGCCTTTGCCTTCATGGAGTTTCGCCATACGTTCAGCCTCGAAATTGACGAGACGTTGCGCATGTTCCTGAGTGAGATTCAACTCGCGAGCAATCTCACTAAATTGTTTCATTTCTTGAGAGTCTGCCTCGTATCCTTCGGGCATAGTGAAGTCCTCGTAGGCTTCCGGAGCTCCTTGAGGAGAATCTGCTTCGGCATCAGTAGTAGTATTAGTATCAGTAACCCCATCTTCTCCGCCTAGAGCGGTGTTGCTAGGATCTTCTGTAACCGCTGCGAGAGCAGTCTTATCGCCCGTTTCTTCATCCATTGTAGTTCACTTCCTTTTCCAGTGCTCTGGCTCTGGTGCGAGCTTCAGCTTCTGAGCGCATCAATGTATACGCATTAGGGTCCACTGTAAACATACGCTCCATAGTCCACAAACCTATTTTACGCTTTCCTTCTAGAAATGACGTTTCGTGCGTTAGTTCTCCTCGGTGTGTAGATCCGTACACTCCGCACTCCGACAGTACATCCCAAAAGAAACTGCGCCCACCGTAGCTGCTTAATATACTCCTCAAGTCCTCATCAGCCTGTAAAGACAGCTTGTGTTGCTCTTTCTTAAAACGCAACACATCTTCAGGATTACCGTGGTCGAAAACCTCAGCCACTGTTTGCTGCAGCCATATCAGTCAACAGGTTCTTATCTCCGGTCTTGGCATCTGACGCCATCTTTGCAGTGTTGGCAGCGTTCTGCGCCATCTCCATCGCCTGCTGCTGTTGCTGCATCTGTTGACGTTGTTGACGTCGTTCTGCCACGACATCATCAGGCACGATGATCCTCGGGGGAGTACCAATAGCCTTGGCGTATTCATCAACACTCTGATCAGCATCGACCTTGTCGAGCGCCTCAGTCCATCCAGCTCCAGCAAGAGCACCCGCAAAAGCCACGGTCTTGTCAATAGATTCCGTAGCAACAGCCCTCTGTGCCATGGCCAGAGATGATATGAATTTGATGTTTAGTTCTACACCTTCCAGTTCCGGAGGCGGGTCGGGAAGAATGCCCGCTCGCGCCATCTGGTTGAACGTCCTGTCAATCAGCTTGGACAGGAACTCATTGTGCATAGACTCCAGCACAGGACCTATCTGCAGCAGCCTCTCTTCGTGGCGCTGCATGATGTCAAGCTGGTTGCGCGGCTGGATGCCCTTCATGTTGGATATAGCAAGGAACAGATCGACGAAGAACACTTCGTTAATTCTGCTCTCTACAGAATCGATATCGATACGCAATTCATTGAACGGCAGGTTCACATTGTAGACAGGAGTAAGACCTTCTGAGCTTTGTCCCGGCTCATAAATATTAAGTCCTCCGGGTAGAGATGTAATTTCCGACGAATTACGCAGAGAAGGAGGACCCTTCAGCGGTGGATTGACCTGAAGATCCAGACCCTGAGCCTTTCGCTTTTCCTCGACCTGAAGACCCTTGATATCGCCCAAAGATGTCATGCCGGGGCAGTCTGTAGCGTACACATCCTCCCCCGTTACATCCCAACGAGGGAAATACCCCGGAAATTCGTTGAACCCCTCGACCTTCAGAGTGCCATCGAGTGTGTCATCCCCCGGCTCATAATAGATGGACGCGAACGGCTTCCCATCAGCAAATGGGCTGGAGGGCTTCATCATCTCATTAGGCAGCAGGAAGTGATGCACGTCGAACCATGCATCATAGTCGGACTTGTCATACGCACACTGCACTTGGTAGCTGCACTTGTCATACCCAAACCGCTCGACCATCTGCGATGTCGTCATCTGAAACTCGCGAGCGAAAGTATCCACCTCATACTTATCATTCTGTGCGATAACGTAAGACCCAACTGTCTGGGTATAGAATCTGGCTACATCATCAAAGCTGTCTACATGCAACATGGCTCCCGTACCAAAGGTAAGCATCTCTCCGATCATACGGGGTGCCATTCGATACAGGTTGCTCTGGCTAAATATCTCTCGCTGTACAAGCACGACATCGTTTAGCCACGTTCTCACGGCAGCAGATTCCATGAGATCAGGGTTCGACGTCTCAAGGGTATGCCACGGACGTGTCGGAGACATGATACCGGCAAAGATGCCAGCGCGGGCTATACGATGTGCGAGCGTAGCCCTGCTATTAATTATCTCTTCCCAGCGCTTATCACCCTTGTTACGGTCTGTTACAAGAAACCGACCACGTCTGGGCTGAATGAACCTAGACAACTCTTTCCAGTGAGATACAAACGACGACCGCTCGGTGCGCAGGGCACCGAATCTCTTGTTCAGTTTCTGCCGAGTTGTCTCGTCCTTGTAATAATCTGCATGCATACTGTATCTCCCGCGTGAGCGTCCTTAGTAGCCAAGAGCTGTTTTATTCGCAGTGTTACCGGTACTTTGCAAACCAAATCCACTTGTCAGTACGGTATTATTCATACCCTGAGCCAGCGCTGCTTTTTGTTTATTCTTGATGCCCGCCTGAGTGACAGCTGGATCTGTCTCAGCTGGTGGCCGTGGTGGGGGCGTTAATGGCGCAGGGGCGGCGGGAGCAGGTGTACTACCGAACATGCACATTTTACTTCTCCTATACAGCTTGTAGGGGATCGTAGTCAGATTTTACAAAACGGTGTGACGTCACACCGAAAGGTACTTCCAAAGGAGCAAGTTCCTGAGCATAAGTAAGGGCCAGAGCATCGATGATGTCTGGGGATGAGATCCCACGAGCCTTCATATCCTTCTTTGTCTCCAGATTTATCTGGTCTTTCAGAGTAAAGCCAAACTCTCTCTGGGTCAATTGTGTCTTGATTTCTTCAGATATACGTCCCTCGCTGGGCAGAGCCAGACCAAGTCTGATAGCTTCCTTCATGCGCCCCCACATCTCATCTACCTTGAACCTGTATTTGCGAGGATCCCCCGGTCGACTACCAAACTGGACTTCAATGGGGTTGTATCCCGTATGCCTCAACTGATCGACAACACCGGCACCAATACCGCCGCCATCAACGAATACTCCACCGATTGGAACGCCCATAGCTCTGAACTCATTGATGCAGTCGATAACCTTAGACGCCATCTGAACGGTATCAAGGCCGCTAAATCTTCGGGGTTCGAATGACCTCGCATCGTTCCCGAGACGTGGGTATATGACACTCTCGTCGTCACCCTGACGGGCCACATCGACTCCAATCGCCAGAGCCTGTGTTCTGTCGGGATTCGCTTGCCTGCCCATGGCTGATTCGACATCCTCCGTTGGAATGAACTGGAGCGAACCCGCCGAAGGGAAGATACCTTTGACACGAACCTTGACGAAATCACTGTCCTCGCCATAGTCCTCTATCCATTCATCGATCCTATCCTTGTTGGTTATCTGTACAGACCTGCTGTCGATCTCACGGTAGCTCCAGCGTCTCCTGAACTTGCCAACGCACTCCTCATAGAACCTACCACTGTTTCGAGTCGGGTTACCGAAGTCGAATACCATGGGTTCGCCATCAGTCGTGCCGCCCTCTCGGACCTCGAAGATCTTTTCGGGGATACCTGATGCTTCATCAAATATGTAGAACGGTGTCGAGTTGGCTGCGTGAAGACCGGCGAAGGCTTCTGAGTTCTCTTCGCGGGACGTCTGGGCGTTCACTTTCCACTCCTTGGGGTGCTCCTTGTGATAAAGGGACATGGCCCCACGACCGGAAGTGTACTCGAACCAGTGACCCGCGACACACCTCTTGTGCCACTTACCTACCTCTGCCCACGTCTTTGTCCTGAGCTGCTCCGCCGTGTTGGCTGTCACAACACCATTGCACAGCTTCCTCGTACACATGATAAACAGGATAATCCAAGCCACTAGGGCCGATTTACCAATACCATGCCCCGACGATGTGGCCATCTGTATGGGCATGACAGCAGACTCACCATCGAACGCCCTGTCCCTGATGTGCTCACCTAACTCATCAAGATACTCGCAGGCCCACAGATCAGGGCCATATTCCGTATTGAACCGGTCCCTGTATTTCTCTGGCAACTTGACCTGCTGGATAGATTTGTCCGTATCCCAAGGAAACGCAAAGATCACAAACCCCAATGGGTCCCCGGTGAACTGGGATATAGCCTCCGCAAGCTCTAGGTTGGGGTCTTTTTTCCCTTTAGTACCATTATAACCAACAGTGTTGCGCTCTGAGAAACCTGCCATCTAATTCTGCAGCGAGTATGGTGTGACGTCCTTGGCCAGAGCCAATCGCCTACGACCGGCATCCAGAGCGTCCATGATGTTTACATTAACGTTGATATCAACCTTGTCGTTGAACATACCGAGCGTCCGTGCCAGCATCTGCAAAGCATCCAGCTTGCTGTAGAACTTTACCTTCGTCTTGAGCACGGTAGCACCATCTTTGGTCCTGTCTTCCTTGTACTCTTCCGTCGTGATCTCGGAGATGGCTTTCTTGTGCTCATCTGTCATCTTCGTGAGATCGACATAAGCTGTGCCGTCGTCGGCAATCTCCATAATGTCGCCGTAGTTGGTGAAGGCAATTGAGGCCATTTCCTCAAGGATGCGCTCTTCGGATATGTTATACCGCTTCTTTAGCTGCTCTCGCCGCCAAGCGATCTCAGCTACTACGTCTTTTCTTCGAAAAGTACGGGCAGCATTGGCTTCTGCCGTCGCTGTCTTGTAACCGACTGACAGCATGCACTTGTTCATAGGCAGGCCATCCATGTAGTAGTCAACGAGGTCCATATGGCGCTCGCTCATGGGGTGCCGGATGATTTCGCCACTCTCAGCACGCGGTACGTTTCGTAGCAGACGCTCAAAGACCGGTGTGCTCGCTGTTCTCGACTGTAGCTTCACTTCGCGCTCCCTTGGCCACCCATTTGACATTCAAAAAGTCTCCGGGGGTACTTATTATTCGCGCCCCCGGAACGCGAAGGCGGGCGGCAAATGGGCAGGGGAACCCCCATGCAGCCTTCCTTGATGAAGAATGTAGGGTTTTTCCCCGGCGTATGTCAAATATACCCGCTTTTACAGCTTCCACATAAGTACGTCCGACATTTTTTCTATTTTTTGCCGGGGTCTCCAAAGTACTCCTTGGGGATCTGGGTGTACTACAGGGATCGCGGGCGCGGCACCCCCCGAAGCCGGGTCCAGCAAAGGCCCCCCCATTCTAGGCAAACGCCAGCCACCGCCAGCCACCGCCAGCCACCGCCAGCCACCGCCAGCCACCGGTGTGACGTCACATCAAAACGCCAAGGCTGGCCAAGGCTGGCCAAGGCTGGCGTGTCGCGTCCGGCACCATCGCTTGCAATCTTTAGATAGATCGAGTATCAATGGCATTC